AGGTGCCGATGCTTTATGGAACTTTACTGGAGCGTATGGCGGTGGGACAGCTTATGCCGTTGGAGATGTAGCTACGTACAACGGTCAAACTTGGTACCGCATAAATTCTAATGGTGGCAACGTTGGAGACACACCATCTGAAGGAACTTTTTGGACGCTAATTGCAGCTGAAGGTGCAACTGGATCAACAGGAGCTACAGGAGCTGCTGGTGCCGACTCCACCGTTCCTGGACCAACTGGTCCTACGGGAGCAACGGGTGCTAACTCCACTGTTACTGGACCAACAGGACCAACAGGACCAGATGGAAAATATCTAGAATCTGCTACTGCACCATCTACACCAGAACTAGGAGATATCTGGTTTAATACCACAACTGGTAGCACATATATATATTACGACTCCTACTGGGTTGGTGTTGGCGGTGGAACCGCTTATGGAAACTGGCAGGTAATTAATTCAAACACTACAGCAACTGCCAACACTGGATATATTGCAAATACCTCAGCAGGCAGCTTTACGGTTATAATGCCAGAAAGTCCAGCAGTTGGAGAAAGTGTTGCTATAATTGATGGAACTGAATCTTTTAAAAGAAATGGTTTGACTATTTCTGGAGGTATAGAATTAATAGAGGGAAGATCTGATAATCTAATATTAAACGTAGATAGAGCATCAGTTTTATTTAGATTCATAGGTTCTACCTATGGTTGGAAGGTTGTATAATGACACAGTTTTTGTCAAATTTTGATCAGGCGTTTGCTCCGAAAGAAGAGTTCACTGATCCAGTAGGTAAGTTTAGAGTATCTACACCACAGGCACTTATTGATACTGACTTTGAGTTAGGTCCACAGCTAACCAAGTGGGAAAACTTAGCTATGACTAATAACCGCCCTTTTGCCTTTAACTCAGCTATTCCTATTAAAAACTTTAACACTGTAACTATGCCAGTTGATTCTAGAATCGTAACTGTAACACTAAATACTACTACAAGAACTATTTCAGCAGTTACCCCATCAAATCCATCAGTTGGATATGTAAACTATACAACTACAGCAGAACATGGTTTTACTATTGGAGAATATGTAGATATTACTGGTCTTAGTCCATCAGGATATAATGGTCTGTTTCAAATTAGAGAAGTTGCATCTGGAACAACCTTTGCGGTTCAAAATGCAACTACTACTACAGTTACAGACGCTTCTGGAACTGCAGTTTCAAACTACGCCCCACCAAACGGTACTGTAATTACCATAACAGACACTCTTTTAAAGAATGCAGATGGAACATACCTAATTGAAACTGGTGGAGGAACAAACCAGTTTACATACTACGCCAAGTCAGCAAATAAAACTGGTATTACAGCAATTTACGATTTTAACAAGACAAGTATCTTTGTTGCAACTCCATATACTGGTTCTCAAATTGGTGCTGCACCAACAATGACATATTCTGATAAGCTTGTTACAGTTACTACAACAGTTCCTCATGGTCTTGCTCTTGGTAACGAAGTAGCTATCTCAGGAACTACAGCAAGCACACACGCACCAAATGGTGCCTGGGTTGTTGCTACAGTTGTTAGCCCAACATCTTTTAAGGTATATGTTGATGACGCTCCAACGGGAACCTTAGTAGCAACTTCTGCTAAGGTTTATGTAAGGCCACAAGCTACGTTTGGTCACAGACCTCACGACGGTGGTGTAATCTTTTCAGCAAACGGGAACTCAAACAATCAGCAAGCAGTTCGACAGACTCGTCGTTACTTCCGTTACCAGTCTGGAAAAGGTATCCAGTATAGCTCTGGAAGCTTACTAAAACCATCTTATCAGCTTGACGAACTTTCCTGCTCTGGTACTGTAATTACTATTCAAACAAAAGAATCTCACAATCTTTTGCCAGGTGCAGAAATCAATATCATTAATGCTGAGCCAACAACCTACAATGGAACATATACCGTAGATACTGTTTTGTCCCATAATAAGTTCCAGGTAACAACCGCAGTGTCTTTACCAGACAGGGCATCTGGAAGATACTACATTACTGTAAGTGAATGGACTGGGGCAGTAAACCGCATTGGATTATTTGATGAGCAAAACGGTATCTTCTTTGAATATGATGGCACTGAACTTTATGCAGTTCAAAGGTCATCAACCTATCAGCTTTCTGGAAGAGTTTCAGTAACTAATGGTTCTAATACAATAAGCCAAACATCAGCTGACTTCCCTACTAATTTCTCAAGACAAATTGATCCAGGAAACTATATTGTTCTTCGTGGTCAGTCATATAAGGTTTTAAGTATTGAGAGTGATACTAGCTTAACTATTTCACCATCGTACCGTGGAATATCTTCAGCCAGCGTTATCGTCTCTAAGACCTTTGACAAGAGATATCCTCAGTCAGAATGGAATCTAGACAAGATGGATGGCACTGGCTACTCTGGTTATAACGTAGATCTTAACCGTATGCAGATGTTCTACATTGACTATTCTTGGTATGGTGCTGGGGCAATCCGCTGGGGCATGCGTGGAACTAATGGAGACATTACCTATGTTCACAAACTTGAAAATAACAACCTAAATCTAGAAGCTTACATGCGTTCAGGTAACTTGCCAGGTAGATATGAAACCAACACTATTCCAATCTACACAAAGACTACCCAAACATTTGACAATGATGACACTACGCTGAATGTTAGCTCTACTACTGGGTTCCCCAATAGTGGAACTATTACTATTAGAAACGGATCATCTGTAGAAACTGTAAACTATTCAAGCAAAACTTCAACTACTTTTGCTGGTATTACACGTGCTAAGTCTGGAAATGCTTCTGTAAACCTAACTATTGCATCTGGATCTAATCTAGGAACTGTAGCTGATGTGGGAGACTTAGCTAATGTTCAGATTGGCCAAAGGGTTATTGCCCCCGCATTTGCAGATGGAACCTATGTTGTAAATATCTCTGGAAGCCAAATAACTTTTAGTAGGGCCGCAACAGCTACAAATCCTACAGGAGTTACTTTTGCACCAATGAGTTCAACTGGTCAGTCATTCACTTATTCGGTTACTGCTCCAGTAATTGTAGAAAGTGCATATCCAGACTTTTCTCCAACAGTTTCACACTGGGGAACGTCAGTAATTATGGACGGTAGATATGATGATGACAAGTCTCTCGTTTTCACCTATGGACAGAAACAGTCTATTAACTGTGCCGCTGGTGACACCAGAGCACTTTTTGCAATTCGTGTTGGCCCATCAGTAGATAACGGTATTGTAACAGAGTTTGGAGGTAGAGAGCTTGTAAATAGAATGCAGCTGATCCTGCGAAGCCTTGGAGTTACAAGTAGGACAACTGGTTCAAGATTCTTAATTAGAGCAATTCTAAATGGAACTCCAACAACAAGTAGAACCTGGACAGATGCTATTGGTAACGTTGGTGGACAAGCAAACTCCTCTCTAGCTCAGATTGCTGACTTCTCGTCCTTAGATATCCCAATCTTTGGTGGTGAGGTTGTTGCTGGTTACTTTATTGACGGCACAGGATCTCTTGACCTTGGGCTTGTTCGTGACCTTGGAAACTCTATTAATGGAGGAGGCTCAGCAAATGTTTCAGCAGAAATTTATCCTGACGGACCAGACGTTCTTACAATTATTGCTACAAATCTTGGTTCTTCAACTGCTGAGATTCAGGGTAGAATTTCTTGGACAGAGGCTCAGGCTTAAACTATGACAGCCCTAGATTTTCCAAATTCCCCAGCCGTTGGCGACAAGTTTATAATTTCAGGCAAAGCTTGGATATGGACTGGCGTTGTTTGGGAAATTTTTGGATCTGTTTCTAGTGGTCCACAGGGACCAACAGGTGCAACCTCAACAGTTCCAGGACCAACAGGGCCAACTGGATCAACTGGATTTACAGGACCGACAGGACCAACTGGCCCACCTGGTCTAGATGGATCTGGTATTTCAATTCTTGGAACTTTGGCAAACTCAAGCCTATTGCCAGATCCAGGGGTAAATATTAACGATGCCTACCTAATCGGCGGAGATTTATACATTTGGGATGGAACCGATTGGAACAATGTTGGACAGATTCAAGGACCGACAGGACCCACTGGACCCACAGGAGTAAGAGGCGACGATTCTACTGTTCCAGGTCCTACAGGTCCTACAGGACCAACAGGAGCCACAGGAACAGCTGGACTAGGGTATTCTGGTATAACCTTTACTCTTTCCTCCTACTCGTCTTCTACGGCTTCTGGAACGGTAAACAAAGTTGATGCATTAGTTGTTGGATCACCAGTAAGAATAGTTTCACCATCTAACCCATTAGTTTTTGCAGACGGACTAGTATTTTCTATCACTGGAACAAGCGTAGATATAACCATCCTATTTGATAATACTGGCGGTACATTAGCAAGCATTACATCCCCAATGCCGCTTAGCATTGCTGGATCCCGAGGAGTTACTGGACCTACAGGTAATACTGGTCCTA